GAAGCAAAACATTCACCGGGCTGGCTAACGCAATGGCTAACCAGTGGTCAAACATCAAACAGATGGAGCTTTGCTGATGGTTCGCTACGCACTCAGGACTGACGCCAATCAAAAAAGCATTGTTGAGGCTCTACGCGCAGCAGGGGCAAAAGTAAAGGTAGTGCATCAACCGTATGACTTGCAAGTATGGGCAGGAGAAAAGTCTATGTATTTCGAGGTAAAGAATCCCGGCACAGATTATGGGCGTAAAGGGCTAAACGGCAAGCAGCTAGAAGAGGCGCAAGGGCTACCAGTTGCAATGGTTGATAGCGTAGAAGCGGCTTTGAGGGCTTACAAGGTGCTGTGCCATGAGTGATCCACACGCAGCAATTGATTACATCCTTGCAAACGCCGGGAAGTTTTCCAAGGCTAAAGCCACTCGCGTTTACCTTGAGGAATTCAGGAAGTCAAAGAAGGCAATCCTGATGGCGCAAAGCACCGACAAGGCCGCAAACGCAAGAGAGCAATACGCATATAGCCACGACGAGTATTTATTGCTTCTAAACGGTTTTCGTGAAGCTGTGGAAATCGAAGAGAAATTGAAATGGGACTTGATAGCAGCACAGGCACGAATTGAAGTGTGGCGCACGGAGCAGGCAAACAACCGCAACCAAGATAGGACGATGCGATGAGCTTTTATATCGAAGATCAAGTAACGGGACTTGTGGATGGTTTCTATTCGTCGGAGCTTATGGCTGATGGTGTCGCTGAAGGTCTAAATCTGATGACTCGTGAGCATTTGTTTTTAGTGAAAGAAGGAAAGGAAAGAAACAACGCAGCTATTCACGATTCAGAGTTTCTTGGAAGTCATGCATGGTTCATAAAAATGATGATTGATAACACTGAGTGGACGCCTGAATGACTAGCTACCTGAAAACCCCGCTATTCCGCTCGGAGCAATTCCGCAAGCTGGTTACCTCTCTACCTTGCCAGCATTGCGGTCAGGAAGGTACACAAGCAGCACATCGCAACGAGGGCAAGGGAATGGGCCTGAAAACGTCTGATGCGCTTGTAGTGGCTCTCTGCCCAACTTGCCACACGATGCTAGATCAAGGCCGGGACATGACACGCGCAGAGAAACGAGAGTTTTGGGATTCTGCGTACATCCGGCAGATGCAATACATGGTGGAAAAGAGGCTTATCAAATGAGAAAACGTAGTGCTTACAGGCCGAAAGGCGTAATCCTTAACACGCTCAAGTGGGTAACTGATGGTTTCAAGCCACTTACCAGCATCAAAGATGAGAACGTGAAGTTACGTCTCAAGAATCACAGCGCATTTGAATCGCTTGTAAACGGCACAGGTGTTGCTGTGGACATTGATTTGATGATTGCTGCGGCTAATATGTGTACGGCACTGTCTAGGGTACACGGTGGCGATTGGAAGGAAGAGATACGCCAAGGTGTAGACGCCGTTGAATCTGTCAGAAACAGGTGGAATAAGTGGGGCAAAGCGCAACTAACTGGTGACGAAAAGGACGCGATTGCAATGCTTCTAGGCATCAATGACGCCCAACTAGACGCCTGCGTAATCAACGATCTGGATAAAGCAATCAAGGTTGCCCGGTCAAACCAAGCTATCGCCGTATGAAAAAGGGGCAGACACAGTTCAAGTTCATCCGTCCCATGAGCAATATGCGCCGGGTGCTAGAAGTCGTAGAGCAGGGAAACTGCACACACAAATCGATAGGTGACGCTAGTGGACTTCTTAAAGGCCAAGTAAAGCAGGCACTCAAGAACCTTTGCTTTATCCGCGCTGTAGTGGTTGACATGGATAGCAATGGGAGAAACATCTTCATCATCCCCCACAGTCGGATAGGAGTGGCTGCTAACTTGAAGGGAATCAACAGCATCTTTTCTTGTTCTACCAAATTTGATAATTGAATCAAAGGGAACATTCAACAAGCTGGCGTCTATGGACAAAAGGAGTGTTGTCCCTTCCTAAACAGCAAACCTGGGCGTAGCTTTCTGGGAGAATCTCGACGCCTAACCGGGGAAATGAGAGGCAGGCGATAAAGCGCACCCATGTGGGCAAGTCCTAATGCGCTCAATGAATAATCACCACGGGTGAACTCAATGGCACTAACAGCAAAACAAGAAGCATTTGCCCAAGCAGTAGCAGGCGGCATGACACAGGCAGACGCTTACAGGGCGTCATACGATGCCGAAAACAGCACAGACAAAACAATAGTCGAAGAGGCTTGCCGGGTAATGGCAGACCGCAATGTGTCCGCAAGGGTGTATCAGCTTAAAGAGGCAATAGCGATAGAAGCCATTTGGACGCGCCTAGACAGCGTTAGGACGCTCGCAGACATAGCAACTGATACAGAGGCTAGGGCTAACGAGAAAGTCTCTGCAATCAAGGAATTGAACTCTATGCATGGGTTCAACGCTCCAAGCAAACACGAGATAACGGGAACGTTTAACGTCAATGTCCACTTCGATTGATATTGATTTGCGCTTTCCAAAGGCGCTGAAGTTCCTATTCAAGCCCAAACGGTACAAGATTCTCCGGGGTGGGCGTGGCTCGGGTAAGTCATGGGGAGTAGCTAGGGCTTTGATCCTGCTATGCACTCAGCGACAAATCCGCATCCTTTGCACTCGTGAGATTCAAAAGAACATCCAGCAATCGGTCCACCAGCTACTGAGCGACCAGATAGAGACAATGGGCCTTGCGTCTGCGTTTGAAGTGCTACAGACTGAAATCAGGGGGCCGCATGGTTCACAGATATTCTTCAGCGGCTTGTCAGACATTACCGCAGACGGTCTAAAGTCGTTTGAGGGTGTGGATATTGTTTGGTGTGAAGAGGCGCAAGCAATCAGCGCTAAGTCTTGGAAAACACTTGTTCCAACGATTCGCAAGGAAGGATCGGAGATTTGGGTGACGTACAACCCTGAGCTTGATAGTGATCCAACGCATCAGATGTTTGTCATCAATCCACCTCCAGACTGTGAATCGGTGTTTATGAATTGGCAGGACAACCCGTACTTTCCTGAAGTTCTCAAGACTGAGCGAGAACACGCACTAGCGACGATGAAGCCTGAAGAGTATCGAAACGTTTGGGAAGGTGAATGCTTGCCAGCGGTTACCGGGGCTATCTACTTTGATGAAGTGGCAACGGCTGAGAAAGAGGGCCGCATTCGTGCTGTGCCAAACGATCCACTGCTGAAAACCCATGCTATTTGGGACTTGGGCTGGAATGACTCCATGTCTATCGTGCTTGTCCAGCGCTCGGCAAGTGAGCTGCGGATTGTGGATTACATCGAAGATAGCCATAGGACATTGGCAGACTATGTGATGACGCTCAAGGCTATGCCGCTCAATTGGGGTGTTCACTATCTCCCGCATGATGGTTTCTCCAAGGACTTCAAGACGGGAAAGAGCGCACAGGAAATAATGGAAGCGCTTGGATGTACTGTTGAGCAGACGCCAAACATGGCGATTGAAGAGGGAATCCGGGCAAGTCGGATGACATTCGGGCGAATCTACTTCGATAAGGACAAGACAAAGCGCCTGGTTGAATGCTTGAAACGCTATCGCAGGCACATCAATAAGCAGACGCTAGAAGCTGGATCGGCATTGCACGACGAATATTCCCACGGTGCTGACGCATTCCGGTACACCTGTATCGTTGCTGACGCTCTGTCCAACAGCAATGGAAGTGTGAAGCCCATCAATTACGGCTCTCGTCGCATCGTCGCCTAGTTCTACCAAATTTGATAATGCTCTGAACGCATGGTGCGCTTGGGGAACTTATGTCTAGGCTTGATGACGAGGATTTGCTGGAACTGCTGACGGCGAAAGAGTCTGCGGCAGCTAATTACGTCAACGGGACACTCCGGGCAGAGCGCGAACAGTCTCTGCGTGAGTATTACCGGATGCCATACGGCACAGAGGACGAGAACTGGTCAACTATTGTTGCATCAGACGTTTCCGACACGGTGGAGTGGATTCTTCCCGCGCTACTCAAGACATTCACAAGCACAGATAAAGCCGTTTCCTTCGAGCCTACACGCCAAGAGGATGTTTCAGGCGCTGAACAGGCGACAGAGACAGTTAACTATATTTTTAGCAAGCAGAATAACGGATTCCTCGTCTTGTACACGGCGTTTAAGGACGCTCTGACAGTCAAGAACGCTGCGGTAATGTGGCGCAAAGAGACGGTTGAAACAGTCTCCAGCGTACCGTTTAAGAATGCCAGCGAAGAGATGATTGCCATGCTGCTGCAAGACGCAGAAGATGGTGAAGTCACTGAAGCTACACCAGCACCTCTAATCAATCCACAGACACAGCAGCCTGAAATGGATTTGATGACTGGACAGCCTGTAATGGGCTATTCCGGGCGAATCAAAAAGACTGAGAAAAAGACAGTAATCAAGGTTGAGGCATTCTCGCCTGAAGATTTGCTAGTCGAGCGCGACTGGACTTCGCCCATTCTGAGCGACTGCCCTTACGTTGGACGCATGATGCGCGTCACGATGACAGACTTTATGGCTATGGGCCTGAAGGCTACACCATCGGAGTTGAGAGCAAGCGATACAACTGAATATAGCTCTGACGGATCAACCCGCCTGTTTACCAAGAATCAGATCGATACGCTCGGTACTGATGACGGTGACACAGACGATGATGCAATGGCTGAAGGCTGGTTGCGGATAGAGTTTGTCCTGGCTGATCGTGACGGTGATGGAATCGCTGAGAGGCTTTGCGTCTATCGCCTGAAGGACAAGATTCTTAAGTGCGAAGTAACCTCGCACGTTCCTATTGCTACGTTCTCACCCATTCTGAACACCCATAGGTGGGACGGAATGAGCATGGCAGAATCCGTAAGTGATTTACAGCGCCTGCACACTGAATTGCTGCGTCAGACGCTGAATAATCTCTACCTGACGAACAATCCCCGTACCAAGGTGCTGACGGATGCGAACTGGTCACCACTGGCAAACATTGATGATCTGTTGGACTCTCGCCCAGGTGGTGTGATTCGTCAACGCGATATCAATGCGGTAACGGAACAGGTTACGCCATTTGCTGCTGGCGCTTCAATGCCAATGCTTGAGTATGTCAAGGGTATGAGAGAGGACAGGACGGGCGTTTCCCGCACTTCGCAGGGCCTTAACCCTGACAGCCTAAACAACACGGCAACGGGCCGCGCAATGGATCGATCAGCCGCTATGCAGCGCGATGAACTGATTGCCCGTATAGCTGCTGAAACCCTGCTGAAACCTATCTTTCAAGGCATTCTGAAGCTGTTGACAGACGGTGGCATGGAAAAACTAGCTTTCCGTCTACGCAATGAGTTTGTCGAGTACGACCCTAACGAGTGGCGCGACTCCTACGATATGACCGTTAACGTGGGTCTAGGCACTGGTGACACGCAGCAGAAAGCTGCGCAGTTGATGAGCATTTATCAGATGCAAACCGCTGGAATGCAATTCGGACTTGCTACACCTAAACAACTGTACCACACGAGTGCGAAAGTGATTGAGAACGCAGGGTTTAAGGACGTGGATAACTTTGTCCAAGACCCTTCTAAGCAACCGCCTCAACCGCAACAACCACCTTTGCCGATACAAATCGAGCAGATGAAGCAGCAGGGCGATGCCCAAAAGTTTCAAGTTGAGATGCAATCTGAGATTCAAAAGTTTCAAGCTGAAACGCAGATGAATATGCAGCTTGAACAAATGAAGGCTAATGCCAAGCTCCAAGAAGTGCAGGCTAATCTTGAACTACAGCGCTCCAACGATATGCGTGATTCAGAGCGTGAGCAGTTGAAAGCGCAACTAGACGCACAGCTTGAAGCTCAAAAGATTGAGTTTGAAAAGTGGAAAGCTGAATTGTCGGCACAAACTCAAATCTACATTGAGCAGCTAAAGCTCGGTTCACAGCAGACACCAGAACAGGGCGGCGACATCAATAACGCTCTAGCTGCTTCAATCGATGGGTTTCGGCAAGCGCTGGAAACCATGAACCGTCCCAAGCAAATCATTCGTAATCCACAAACAGGAAGAGCGGAGGGCATAGCGTGACCATCTTGACCATCATCACAATTCTTGCGTACTGCTTCATGTGGGCGCTTTTCGGAATCAATCGGGAGTAACACATGGCAGTTTTTAACCGTACAAACCAATTTGCTGAAGACCTAGGCAAAGGTGTTCATGTTTTCGGCACGCACCAGCTAAAGGTTGCGCTGACAAACACCGCACCAACAGCAGCAAACGCTACTTATGCGGCTTTAACTGCTCCGCTGGCGACGACTAACTTGTCTGGTGCTACACCTTTCAACGTCACCACAACGAGCTATACGCAGACAAGCGGCACGGGTAACCTGGTGCTTGCTGACTTGACGTTGACAGCTACGGGCGCTGTCGGGCCATTCCGCTATATCTGCATTTACAACGACACGCCAACTTCACCCGCAGATCCTTTGATTGGCTGGTTTGATTACGGTTCTAGTGTGACGATGGCAAGCGCAGAAACGTTCTTGATCGACTTCGCCGCCACTGCTATCACGATTGGATAAACCATGCTAATCGATGAAATCAAAGCAGCTTGTACACCAGAGTTGATCGCAAGTGGCAACCATGAAGAGATAGCCGCTTTGGTTTCTATTGGGCGCACAAAGATCGTTCCTACATTGGGCGGCATTGGTGCGGTAATGGAAGCACTAGGGCCTATCGATGGTGCTGCTTTGCTGGATGGGCTAGAGGCTCAAGCGGCGAGCATCCCCGCGCTGAAATGGGCGTTTACGCTTATCAATCGTGGTGAGCTTGATTTCGGCTCGG